TTTACTAAGTTAGCAATTACAAGATTAGACTTGTAAGCTGCTGCGATTTCGTCTGACCAAATCTCTGGGACAAAAGCATCCACATTGGTTGGTGTGACGTGATTTGAATTACCTAAACCTGCCATTTTTTATATACCTTTATAAGTTAGATTATTTAACGCGACCTTCTCTATAAGCTCTGTCAAATTCATCGACATTAGCTTTATAGCGTTCTGGGTCACTTATCATTAGTTGAACTATGTCAGTACGTTTATAAATCTTTCTTGAGGTAGGCTCGCCAGAACCTTTACCACCTGTAGAAGCTGCTTTGATCTGTTGCTTACGATCTTGTTGCGTAACTTGTTTAACGCCTTTAATCTGCTTCCAGTTGGTTAGCAGCTCGTTAGCAGCATTAAGATCGTATTTATCAGCTCGTTGTAGTAGCTCTATCCTTACATCAGATGCCTTCACCCAGTTAGCAAACTCATCGTCTTGGATAACGTCTACATAGTCAGGATGTTGGCTCTGAAGCTGTGCTAGAACTTCTTGCTGTTTTGTTTTAGCAAGTAGCTCCTTCATCTGCTTCATTTCAGAACTGTTGGATACAGCCTTACTTACTGCTTCATTAGGATTTTCAAAAAAGTCTAAATCGTCTACTGACGAATTATCTGGGACTTCTGGTTGCTTAGTTTCGTCTGCCTTTGTCTTGATAAAGTCATCTACGATTTTACGAAGCTCACCAACCTCAGAACTCTGACGACCAACCAGCTTTTCAGCTTCTTGGTGCATCTGCACAATCTCCTCGATAGACTTACCTTGATATTTATCAGGAACACTGCTTTCTTCGGTTTTAGTTTCTTCAGTCGTTGTCTGAGGACTCTCAGCGACTTTTGTTTCTTTTGGTGTATCTGTGTCAAATAAGTTGACAAGTTCTTCGTCTTCTTGTAGATTTAACTCTTGTTGATTATCAAGAGGATCAATAATCTTAGCCATTTAATGATTTCTCCGTACTTATAAAAGTATTGTGGAATTAGTTAGTGGTTTTTAGCGGCTCTCTCGTGTCTTCTTGCCCATTTGATAGACTCTCCTGCAAAGGATTGGTCTAACTTAAAAGAAGTACCAGAGATTATCCGCGTTGATGTGTGACCACATTCAGGACATAACACTTGTTCTTGGTCGGATTCAGTGAAATGTTCTGTTATGTGGTCATTTTTGCATTTGAAGTCAAATAGCTTACGCATCTAACTCCTCTTGCTCTGCCTCTGCTACTACGGAATCATAAGTATTAGTTATGGAATCCTGCCAGTTTAGGAGGCGTTGAAAAACTTGCATTTGTCCTTGAGCTAGGTGTAACTCTTTAGCATCTTGGATTGCAAGTAATTGAATTGAATCTGAAGCGGCTTGGACATCAGACATAAACTGCTGCCAACCTGCTTGCATAAACAAATCAAAGTAGGCTTCGTAATAGTTTTCTACTTCTTTGTCTATCATTTTTATTCCTTGTTATATTAATGTATAGGACATACCTCTATTATACACTATTGTACACCTTTTGTCAAGGTTTATTTTTGACTAGACATCTGTAGACGTACAATGTCTTCTTTAGTGTCAAGCTCTTTTTCTTTTAGCTCTAGCTTTGCGTATTCAACTAGCTTTTCAAAGTCATCCATACCCATAGTCTTAGCCATAGCTGCTATACGCTTAGTTTCTTCTTCTACTGGTAACAACTGAGTCTCAACTTGATTCTGCTGAATACGAGACATTGTTTCTTGGGTAGTTGCTTGAATAGCCTCTAGTTGAGCCTGTGCTGTAGCCATCTGTAGCTGCTGTGCCATTTGCTGCGCTTGTTGCTGCTCAGGATTAGGCTGATTAACTTGTCTCAACTGGGCGATAATTTGCTCACGATTAGACAAGCCCATGTTATCCACAATAGACTCTACTAACATTGGGTACATTGGTGACTCAGGAGACATAGTTTGTAGTAGTTGTACTAGCTGTGTTACTTCGTACTCACGAGCAACAATGCCTAGAGAGCTGGTAGCTACAAACTTGTAGTCTTTAACTGGGTATAGTTCTGGAGCAAACTGCATGTAACGACAAGCTGCCTTCTCTACGAAAGGTATTAGGAAGTTCTCTTGGAAGTTAATCAACGTACGCTTGTGGCGTTTAATGATTGCACCTAAAGCCATTGACGTACCTGCTGCTGTGCCTTCACCATTAATAGATGCAGGTATGCCAGCACTATCAATAGCACCAGTAGCTTGCTGCACCATAGATTGTAGCTGACCTGCCTGAGCAAAGGACACTTGATCTAGTTGACCAAACTTAAATGGCTGCAAGATTTCAGCAGGATTACCATTAGTAAGAATAGTCTTACCAGCTCGTATATCTAACTTAGCTCCACGAGGCATACGTGAGGCATCCACAGCCATCATAGGATGCACTGTAAGAGCCAAAGCATCAATACGTGCGCGTAGCTCAGTGTCTAATGCTTTTTGGCTGTTATATGCTTTCTCACAGATGCCACGACCCCAGAATTTAAATGGTACTAAGTCCCAAGAGAAAGCAACCACTGGTCGGTCTTTCTTCATGTAAGGATTGTTCTCAATCTTTAGGATTGTAGAACCATTAGCAATAACCATAATTACCTCAGTGTAACTTTGGTCTTTGTCCACTGGGATAATGTCTTCTACTTCATCATCTTCAGTAATATTGCTTAGTAATTCTGTAGGTACTAGGCCGTAATACTTAGTTAGGCGTACCATGTCATCATTAAATAACGTAGTAATCTTACTGGCATCTTCTAGCTCTGGGTCGTATACGTCCTTCTCTACCTCTACGTCCAAGTAAATACCATTATCAATACCTTGCTTAACTTGATGGTAAGGAACCATCTTATCGATGGCTACACCCACTGCATCTTCAATGTTAGTAGCTAGAGGATCGATTAAGAAGTTCTGAGGCATGATTGGGTCTAACTTAACTAGGAACCTTTCAGATTCCATAACACCCACTGCCATCATGTCTGTCTCAGGAGCAGGTTGAGTAGCCGCCTTGAGGTCTACCACTTCCTCTAAGACTAGCTCTGCAATACCTGTACCAAATACAGCAGCATTAATAAGACACTCAGCTACCGAAGAACGTGTCTTAGCAAAGTGCATGTCCTCGTCTAATTGATTGCGTAGAAAGCCAATGTCCTGTGGATTTGGATCTTGTAGGTCATCCTTAATATCAAAGAACTTACCACGACCAAACGTAGCTTCTTCAATCTCTGCAACAGAGCTTTCTACTGCTTGCTGTGTAGCAGGAGAGATAAGGCGAGAACGCTCAGAGTCACGCATAGTGTCTGACTTGTCCCAGATACCACGCCAGATACGATAGTACTCATCATGTATCTCCGCGTAGTTGCTCTCATAGTGGTCACGCCATTGGTCACACTTGTTAATTACCCAAGACTCTAAGGTCTGGCCGTGAATCATATCATCGTCATTCATAAAATTAGTATCCTGCTATTGGGTCTAGTAAGTCGAAGGTATCTTCTTCATAATCATAGTAGTACGAAACATTTGCTAGTTGATCTATGTAAGCTAGTGCATCAATTAAGTCATCATGTACTTGTGGGTTGGGGAATTGAAATAGCTCATCTAAAAACTCTGTATTCCATTCACCTTCGTTAATAGTAATAGCTCCATGTTCAAAACGACCTTGTAAAGCAGCTACAATACGGTCAGTCTTTTTCTTGTTGCCGTGTGTTAGTTCTTCTATACGAAAAAACTTTTGACGTTGCTTCATCATATCGCTTAGTGGTGACATGATTGCTTGCTTTGAGATACCTTTCTCAATACCTACCGCAGCAGGTTGATAGTGGTCTACTGCTTCAAATATCTTTCTTGCTGTTTCCTCAAATGTCCAACGGCCATAGATAATGTTATCTACAAACCAACCATGTTCATTTACTTTTACACAGGCTATTGATGTATTATCAAGCCTGCTCTTTTTCTTTCTCTTATTAGCATCTTCAAAGCCAGCCATATCAATAGCTAGATAGTAGTTGCCCATATCAGGCTCTTCCTTACTAACTTTAACCCACTCTTCTTTAAAAATATCTGAGCCTTGTGCTTCAAAGGAAGCCATAAACTCTTGTCTAAATGCATAGCTAGACATAGACTTTTTAGCTACATCTATTTCTGCTGGGTCTAGTAACGGATTATCGTATGAAGTAAAATGCCATGCTTCGTATGTTTCATCTTCTTCCAAACCTGCATAGGTATACAGTTCGTAGAAGTGGTTGCGCCCCATAGGTGTACCAATAAACAAAGCACCACCTTTTTGGTCAGCAAGAGCAGGTCTTAGGATTTGTTCCCAAACTTCGGGCTTCATATCCGCGTACTCGTCCATTACTAGATACTTTAATGACACACCACGCATAGTCTCTGGTCTGTCTGCACCCTTCAATGATATGGTTGCACCATTGAGAAGTGTAATCTGTAGGTTATTAATGTGGCTGCTTTTGATTACTGGGTGTCCTACCTCAAGTAATGCTTGCCACATAATGTCTCTGGCCTGTCCTTGTGTAGGTGCTACGTAAAACACATGACCAGCCTTAACCTGTAGGCCGTAAAAGATTAGTAGGTATGCAGCTAAACGAGACTTACCCGTTCTTCGTCCTGCTGCTACTACTTTAAATCTAGCCTTACTGTCCCAGACACTTTGTTGCCACGGTAACAGTTTAATGTTTAGGTCTGTAGACAATTAGTAAGTCCAAACAACTGGTGTAGTTTTTCTAATATCTACATGAACAAAAGTTTTAGCTACGCCAATGCCAGTAAACCCCAACTTTAAAGCTTCTTTTATAATAATCATACGCTCCGCACCACTATTAACTTTAATGTCAGCAGCTATACCTTGTGCATGAGTGCCTGCTTTTTCTTTTTTAGCTTCAATACTGTGGTTAGGTGAACGATAGCCAGAAGTAATAACAAAAGGAAAACCTGCGTTCTCCCTTAGAATATCAAGCATGTTTAGAAACTCAGTGGACATTTCATTCTCACCTGTTTCCTGACAGTCAAACTCTTCTCTACTAAAGTAATTCATCTTCACTGGCCTCACTTGGGTTTAGGTTAATAAAGTCACCATCTAGGTCATCTTGTTGCTCACCGATAATAGTTGTCTCACCACCTACCCCAGTAATGGTAATGTTTACTGCGGCCTTACCACCTGTGTTCTTAGCTTCATCGAAGTAAGACAAAGGCATGAGCCTATCCATTACTAGTTTCCATGCTGCTGCTTGGTTCTTGTGTTCATCGTCTAATGCAGCATTAAGGATACTATCCATAACCTTGCGAGACTTAGGAGATGCAAGTAAGCGAGCTTTGTATTCACGGATAGCATCAGCATCACCTTTAGGTCTGCCTACTGCTTTACGATTACCCTGCTTCTTTGCTGCTATATCCTTCTTCGGCGGTCTACCCCTACGTTTCTTGGGAACCGTCTCAGTTTTGTCAGTCATTTATTTACTCATTAATCTATTATAGTAGTCTTTAAATTTATCTGTTTTGTATCCACCAGCAGAATAAGATAAAGCATCTTCTTTAGTAGTAAATGGTTTATAGTTTCCTGTTCTTAACGCATAGGACAGTGCATTTTGTGGGTCTTCAAACCTTTTTAAACCACCGCCTGTTTCCTGAATAATTGTAGGGAAAACGTACCAGTTACCCTGTCCATCTGTTTCAGCAGCCATTTCATGTGTTGATATGCTGCCATCTTTATTTTGAATAAACGGATATTTTTCTGGGTTATTAATTCTATCTTCCCATTCCGGTTTTTCTAAAGGTTTTTCTACTTTTATCTCTGCCATTATTTTTTCATCATATTCTTAATTGATTGAATACCGAATGATGCAGCGAATACCACACCTACTGCTGTCTTGTAGAAGTCAGGCATAGCTTCTAATGCCGTAAAACCACGCATAACAATGTCATGGTGTCCTGTAAATGCTAGGATAAGTGGTATGCTAACTAATATAGTAAGCCACTCGTCCTTCCAAGATTTATTACTAGCCTCAGCCATTGTCTGGTTCCAGTCCAGCTCACCTGCTGCAACCTTCTTCATTACTTCAGCTTTAGCCTTAGTAGTTTCTAGCTTGGCTTCAGACTTAGCTTTACTGACAGCTACTTTACCGCCTATCCAAGTCTTAGCTACTTCCGCTATTGGTGCTAATAACATCTGTATCATTTTTTCATAACTATAAAGTCAATAATGTATTGCTCTGGTATACGAAGAATCTTTAAGTACTCCTCGTCCAGAGTATTGTAATCTCGTGCTATGTAGTAATTGTTGTCAGTTCTTTTAACGAAGAAGCCTGCTGCTTCCTGTATACAGTTATCCATTTCAGCGTCCTGCATATCGTCCGCTTCGCAAGCATCATTCCACTTAACGTAGACTACTGAGTGCATACTATTCGCCTTTATGTTGCTACAGCTAGTACTGCTGCAAATACACCTACACAAAAACCAGCGACCAATACAAAAAAGCACCAGTCACCGTTACTATTCATACATTTCTTCACTATAAAAATCCTAAAATATAAACTGTTCCGTAAGTTACTAATACAAAAGTAACTACTGTTGTTAAGGTATCTTTAATCATTTATACCTTTCTAACATTCTTAATTTTCTGTCGATAGCACTATCTATTACAGTCCTACCTATATCACCACTAGGTATAGCTTTCTTATCTTTTCTTAACTCAGCTAGTTCTCTTTTTAAATTTTTTACTTTTTCTTTTTGTTTATCTATCTGCTTATTCTTTTTATTAATAATAGTACCAGCAGCCACACCAGATGCAGCAGCCCCAACCGCAGCACCTTTATTACGAGCTACATTTTTTGTAGCTTGCAATGGTTCTCTACCCATAACTGCATACTCTTTACCCTGCTTATTTGTGCGAATAGGCCCCGGTTCTCGTCCAGTCCCCTTACCCGACTTACCTTTAGCAGTTTTGACTTTAGATGGGTTTGTTTGCTTGGCTATACTTTGTTGAGCTTTGTCTACTGCTCTTTTACCGTATTTTTTAATAGCCTGCTGTACGCCTTTCTGTGCAATGTAACGGGCTAGTGCCGCTATACCAAGAACTGGAAATGCCATTATTTAATTTTCTCCGCAATTTTTAATTCACCTTCTGATGCCATCTCTTTGTCCCAGATAGTCAAGTATTCGTTAATCATTTGAAAGAATACTGGTGGGACTAAAGCTAAGGCAAACAGTTGGAAGTAACCGTGACCTGTGTTTGGTGAACCCACTTCATCTAATTCCCAGAAGTGTGTCTCGCCTCTGTCGTGATGGTCTCCTTGACGGCCAATCTCGATAAAGAACCAGCTTGAGAAAGCAGTAGCGTTATCCCAAGAATGGCGGTAATCAATAGGCTGACCCTTTTCTCTGTAAAGACCATAATGCT